CGGCCGGGTCGTCGACGACGCGCAGCTTCCGCACGACGGTGTAGCCCCGCGGCCTGAAGATCTGCTCCCACTCGTCCTCGAACACGGCCTGCTCGGGCGGCGGGCCCGGGCGCGGCATCGGCGCGGCGGGCGGCGGGCCGGGCGGCATCGGCATGCCCCCGCGCAGCATCGGCGGCAGACCCGGCGGCGGCATCCCCGCGGGCATCCCCGCGGCCGGCGGCATCCCCGAGAGCCCCGGTGGCGGCAGCATCCCCAGCGGCAACCCAGGCAGGCCGGCGGGCCGTTGCGGCGGCCGGATCAGCAGCAACTGCCGCGGCGTCGTCGTGACCCTCCAATACTCGGCGAGCAGCTCCTGATTGCCGGCGGCCCAGCCGGTCGGCTTGCCGCTGCCCGTGCCGCGCCACTCCAGATCCGCACTGCTCGAGGCGGCACGGCTCTCGGCTTTCTTCGGCAGCAGCAGGCCGCGCCGCTTCTCGATCTCCTGCCGCGCGCCCCATTCGAAGACGAACGCATACTGCATATCGCTCGCGTCCGGCTCTTTCGCGTCGGCGTCGATCAGCACCTTGTCAGGGTCCGGAATCGCCTCGATCCAGATCTCCTGATTCGGCGAGCGCGGCGAACTGTAGCGCGTGGTCACCCGGCAGTAGCCATAGCTGCGCTGAATCGCGTTCTCCGCAGCGGTCAGATAGGCGATCTCGGCGTGGCTGCGATACTCGACCTCGCGGGCCTTGTCCTGATACCAGCGGGCGCCGTCATCGTTCGCCCCGTTGCCGACCGGCGCAAACTTCATCCCGCGGGGGTTCGCACGCAGGCCGTTAATGACGTGGTTGAAGTACTGGCCCATTTCCTCCGGTTCAATGGTTGGCCGGTTCTTCCGCAGCTTGCGGTCGGCGTCGTCCCACGGATCGCCGCCGACGAAGCGCATGTCGGTTTCGGCCTCGGTGCGGATGTCCTGCCAGTTGGCCTCGCTGTAGGCTTTGCGCTCGAGCAGTTCCTGCAGAATCGGATCAGGCACGGTTAGGCCGTCCGGCTGAAGAGGCGATCGGTGCAGCCGCACCGCAGCACGGCCCCGCCGGGCGCGTGGAAATCGACCGCCAGGTGAATCGTCGGATCGGGACAGGTCATTTGGCCGCACCGGAGCTGCAGCTTGTCGCCGTGGACATTGAAGTCTTTCGCGCAGCGGTCGAGATGCTTCCGCTCGTCGGTCGTCCAGACGACACGGCGGCGCGTGCTGATCAGCAGGGTATCGGCGTCGAGCGAGGCGCCGGCGTGCGGACCCATCGAGCCTTTCCGTCGGGGGGGGGTGCGGCCAGTGTGCCGAGGCGGCGGGGCGCCGCGCAAGGATTATTCGGGCAGGGCGACGCCGCCACCGGGTAGCCCCACGGTGCTCGCCACTAGCGCCTGCTCCATGCGGGCTCTTCGCGCGGTGTATTGCTCCGGAAACGACAGCTGCTGGTAGTGGGTCAGCCATGCCTGTACTACGGCCCAAGCGTCAGGATCCGCGCGATATGGGACCACCGCACGCAATGTGCGTAGGGACACCTTCCCGAAATTCCTGATCCGCAGCAGGTAGCGATCAGGGGTAACGGCAATGTCTTGCGCGAGACAGAGGCCGACATTTACCAGCGCGTTATACACGCGCACCCCCGACGCCAACTCCAACACATCGTCCAACACTCGCTCATCCCTCGACACCATGACCGACGCGAGCGTCACCTCGACCTCACGACCGCAGTATGGACAGTGAGCCATCAGCCCCACGTACTCGCCACCGGCCGCGCCTGGCGCGTGACCGTGACGGCCGGCTGCGGCGGCGCGACCGCCTGCGCGAACGTCAAACAGAAAGCATCGGCATCGTCCGGTGACGCCTCGCCCCGCGCCTGCAGCGACTCTTTGCTCTCGAGCACCAACCGCGACCGCCGGTTGAGATGAAACCCCGGCAGGCTCAGTTGATCACAGAGCGCGTCATCGTCCGGCAGCGTGCCGAGCAACAGCCACTCCTTCGCCTTCGCCCACATGTAGGCGCGCATGTTTTCCTGATGGCTGTCGGGGGAGGCGCCGCCGAAATTCACCTCGTAGACGTTGTTATAGCCGAGCGCCTGCAACCGCACGACGATCGGGCTGCCGAACGCGCTGTCGACGAACAGGGCGGCAATCTGGTGCCCCGGCCGGCGGTCCGCGAGCAGCTCCGCGCAGATCCCGATCCGCTGCGAGCGGTCAGGATCAGCCTCACCGGGAATGCGAATCGCGGGGCGGGCGTTGCCGTCCAGCCCGCGCCGGAACCGAATCACGTTCCACGCCTTGCCGCCGCCGCTCACGTCGAACCCCGCGACCAGCGGCTCATCGTCCCCAGCCTTGTAGGACCGGCCGCGCGCGAGGTGCACCCGCTGCGTGTCGATGTACTGGAGCTCCGAGGCGCGCGGCGGCAGGCCGAGCACGCGCACGCGAAACATGTCGCTGTCTTCGCCGTAGTCCTCGGCGATCTGCGCGAGCAGCGCCTGGTTCGTGAAGCGCGACGTGCGAGCATCGACCCGACGATGGTTCCATCGGCCGGCGACGTCGCCCTGACAGATGCGATAGAAGTAGCCGGTATTGCGGACCAACTGCCCCCACGCGAAGATCATCGGCTCGCCATCGGTCAGCCCGCCCGGGTCAGCCGTCATCCAGATGCGATCGTCGACTTCGCTCGCCTCATCGATCAGGTACCACGAGGTGCTCGTTTTGGCGTGCTGGCCGGCGAAGGATTGCGCGTTCTCGGGCCGGCAGGTTTGCGGGATCAGCTTCCACGACATCGGCCGCCAGATCGAATAGATGCCGGTCGCTTGCTGATGGAACCAGTGCGCGGTGAGGCAGAGCGCCAGCCAGTAGCGAATGGCGGCCCAGGTGCGCTCGGTGAGCTGCGTATTCGTCCCGGCGGTGACGGTGCCGATCGAGTCGGGGCGCGTCGAGAGAATGAACGCGGCGAGCATGCCGCCAAGGGCGCTCTTCCCAGTCCCGTGACCGGAGCTCGCGGCCATCCGGATCGGCAGGACGGCGTCGCGCCCATTGAACCCTCGCGCGCGGATTTCGGCGCCGAGCGCCTCGAGAAATTCCGTCTGCACGGCGTCGGGCCCGGGCTCATCGACGAGCGGGGTGCCGGGTTCACCCCACGGGAAGCACTGCCGGACGAACGCCAGCGGATCGGCGTAACAGGACGCGACCAGATCCTGCAGCGCCTCGTCATCGGTCTGAGTCGCGGCGGTCACACGCGCCTACGCTCCCGCTCCTGCTGGAGCGTGCAGGCCAGTCGTTCCACATCTTGCCGTCGAAAGAGTCGCGCTCCGGTCGATGTGCGAACGCAGGGCAGTTCCCCGCGGTCGGCCATCGCCCGCACGGTCATCTCCGCGACCTTCAAAAGATGGGCGGTCGGTGACGTTGTTAAAAGGTCTTCGTCGTCCGTCATCGTCGGTCCTTGTCCAGTTCGGCCGTGGCCGGCGTCGACATCATTTCCCCCCATCCCAGACCACGAGATACACCCGGCGCTCAATCACGCGCTCCCGCACCACGACCACCGTCCCGGCCCCCGCTGGCGCGTGCGCCGCGTCGACCTGCTGCCAGCACGGCCCGCAGAGGCTCTCGCGCGTCTCCGCCTCCACGCCACACCGCCGGCAGGTCCGCCGCGGGACATGCACGGGCGCCACGTAGGTGCCCTGCGCCCGGTCGCACGCACGACAGAGCCCCCGCGGCCATTGTGCCCGTTTCACGCCGCACTGTAGGCAGGGCCGGTCGTCCCCGGGCATTTCGTTCGCCTCCGGTCAGCGTCCTGGCTGGTTGCGCTCCTTGAGGAGCTGCGCGCCGCGCGCCCGCGCCGCGGCAATCTTCGCCGTCAGACTCACCGCCCCCGACACCTCGACCCGATCGACCAGCAAGGCGAAATGCCGCGCCAGGTCATTCAGCGCCCGCGTCTTGTCCCAGAGTTTGACTTTGAGTACGCGATCGATCTTCCCGTCGCCGGCCTCGGCATTCTTCAGCACGACCTCGCAGGCCGCGATGGCCGCCGCCGCATCGTCGCTCAGGTCGTGCAACGGAATCAGCTCGCCGGCCGGCGTGAACAGTTGCCGGATGTCCGAGAAGGCGAGCCGCCGATACTCCTCGAGCACGCGCTCGGCGGTGAGCTCGGCTTTCGCGAGCTTGCGCGCCGTGCGCCGCTGGATCTCGGCCTGGACGGCCCCGTTGCCCAACAGCCGCGGACCCTGCACATCGGCCGTCGTGCGGCTGTAGCCGGCGCGGATGGCGGCCTGCGTGGCGTTGAGGTCGACCAGATACTCGGCGACGAACCGTTGCCGCTTCGCACTCAGGGCCATCGCGTCACCGTTTACCGATCAGACCGACCGCCCACAGGCCGACCAGCACCGCCACCACCACCAGCACGAGATACGACAGGGTCATGGGGCGTCAGACGAGAAACAGCGTCGCAATCCAGCAGGCGAGCCCGGCGGATTGCAGGTTGCACCGCGGCGGTGACGGCACGCCGAGCGCGGACAACACAAAGCACACGAACGCAAAGACCAACAGGAGCAAGCGGAGCATCGGCATGGCGTCCTCCTTCTCGGTTACGGCGTGACTCGCGCTTTGGCTGCCTTGCGCCGCTTCGCCGCCTTGCGGGCGCGGTCCTTCGCCGCCTGGGCTCGAGAGCGCGCAAAGAGAGCGAGTACGAAGGCGTGGGCATCCTTTAGTGACGAAAACATCTGATACGTCGCAAATTGCCAGACGCGGCCCCCGGTGCCGTCATCCGTTTCCAGGCAGGTGATGCTCTGGAACCCGCTCTTCTCACTCCAGTCCGAATCATGAATGATGCCGTTGATGGTGATCGGTTCTGGATGCGTCCACTTCCGGTTCGGGCTGCCACTATGCTGGTTGAGTTCAATCAGCCACGCCACCACGGGCCAGCGTTCGGTGCAGATCGAGGCGTCGTCAAAGCTGTAAAACCGGATCACGGCTGTGTGTGTCGTATCCGGCACGACGACCGGCGCCAAATACCGCCACGACAACGCCATAGTTTCACAACGGCGATTACGGCGTGGGGTCGCTGCCGGTCAGCACGATCGGGCACTTGCCGACGAACGGCAGATCGACATACCCGCGCATCAGGCGCCGCTCGACCGGCGTCACCAGCAATGCCTCGAGGTCGTCGAGGCGCCGGCCGAGCGCCTGCATCCGGAGGTGCTCCGTATCGGCGAGCTCGGTGATCATGTCCTCGAGATGCGCGAGGCGCGCCGCAAGGGCGGCCAGCCGCGCCGCTGTGTCGGTCGGGACGGTGAGGGTATCGGGCATAGAGACTCCTTCAGGCGGCGTCCAGCGCGCCGCTCGCTTTCTTCGTAGAGCGCCAGCCAGCAGAGCTCACGACAGACGCGGGCCTGCGGATCGAGGTAGAAGCAGACCCAGCCGCGCCGGCGCAGCCAGGCGGCCATCCAGCGGTTCGGCGCGGTCCACACGTTCTGCCACAGGATCATTACGAAGCAATCTCCTGCGCCCGCATCCCCGCATACCGGCGCAGTTCGCGCGCATGTTCGGCGAGCGTGACCGAGTTGCGTTCGAACTGTGCGGCTTTGGCGAGGAGTTCCTCTACGGTGGCTTGTTCGGTGGGAACCTCGACGTCGACACCGTCGCGTCGCCAGACGTATTGCGATCGAAGCAGGTTGAAACCCGGCAAAAACGGCTCGTGCTCGTCGCCGCTGGTGTCGGCCGGCTCGAGGTCGTTGATGCACGCGGTCACCAGTTTGCGCGTGTGTGTGTAGCCACAGAAGCGCCAGAACGCGACGTCTTCTGGCTCGACCGTCTGCCTGTCGTCGTCACTCTGATACGCGAGGCCGGCGTGGTGATCCTTGCAGATGGTCTGTGTCACCCACGCCGGATGGACCGGCTTGCGGCGCGCCCGGAGTGAATCGATCTGTTTTTGAATGGTCGCGCGAAGCTCTGTCTCGGTGTATTTCCTCAGCATTGGGCGGCCTCCGATGGAAGATGAGCCAGTAAGGTGTTTATCCACGACTCCACGACCGCAGCATCGGCGCGCAACAACCCCACTTCATGCGGCAAGACGGCGCGGCCGACGACCGGCGCCGGATGTTGTTCGCAGAAGACGGCGAGCTCATGGAGCACCCCGAGAATATGCGTCGCCTCACGGAACTTCTCGGGCTGCGGCGGCTTCGAGGTTTTGCCTAACTCAGCGAGCTGCGTCACGGTGGCCGGCGGCGAGTCCTCGACCGCGGCCTCAAAGTCCTCAGCAGGCACGTTCGCTACGCGTACGGCTTGCTTTTCCTGATGCTCGGACATCCCAGCTTGTTCGGCCGCTTGCCGTTGTGTAATAGGGTGGGCGCCCGCCCCATTCTTCCTCGGTGCCCCGACGCCCTTGTTGAAGGTCTCCAGCAATTCGCCGCACCGACGGATCGCCCTGGCGCTGATGCGCGTCGCGAAATCGTGGAGGGTGGTGTCGTCGGCCTGCTTCGCGTAACTCGCGATGGCCGCCATCTTGTCCGACCAATCCTTGCACTCGTCAATGCGGTTGCACCGCGCGAGAGCCTCAGTGGCGGCCTGGTAGTTCGCCGGCAACGCCGCCGCGCTGATGCTCGGGAGCTCCTGCCCGCGGACCCTTGTCAGTTCCATCAGCCGAGCCCTCCGATCGGCTCGAGCATTTTCCGCACGTTGCCGCGCGTCCGCGCCAACACGATCCCGGCGGCGAGCGCGTGCATTTCCTCATCGGAGAGCAGTAACCAGTTGAGCGTCTTCTGCTGCGCCCGCAGGTAGCCATACTGCCGCGCGTTCCACGCCTGCGCCTCGTCACGGACCCGCCGGCCGGTTCTGACCCGGTCGTTACCGGGTCGTCCCTTCGGCATCGTCAGTGCTGCGCGCGTCATGCGGGCGCCCGGCAACCGCGGCGCTTGGCGCGTGCGGCTGCCGCCACCCGCTGCCGATGATGCGCCAGGCAGTCGGCGCAGTAGACGCGCGTCGACCGCGGACCGCCGCACCCGGGACACTGGCCGGCCCGTTTTCGGCGGTAGTAAATCTGCTCGACATCATGCTTCGCCATGATGGAGCTCCAACTCCGGCTGCTGGTGAATCTGCGTGTGCCAGTCGGCGACTTTCGGAATGTTCGTATCCGGATACATCGAAAACCCCGTGCCGTCGATCGAATCCGCGCCCGCCTTCAGCGCCAATTCGTAGCGCCGCTTTCCATTCACGCGGCCCCAATGCACCCAGATCCCGCGGGACTTCGCGTAGCCACACAGCCCGCGCACGTACTCGCTTTCCTTGAACTCGGTCGTCCCGCCGATAAACAACGCGCCGCGTCCGTCCTTGAGGTTCGGCATCCGCTCTGGCGTCAACCCGTCCTGCGCGACGAACGCCGGAATCCAGCCCAACCCTCGGAGCAACCGTGACCAGAACGACCAGCGAGCGAGCGTCGCCGCCGCATCGCCCACGACATCAGGCGCCGTGACAAACCGACACGTCTGATACCCCGGATACCCCTGATACGGCTGATACCTCTCCAACATTCGCATGTAGGCGCCTTCGTCGAAGCCGCTGAACGCCCCGTTGTCCATCGCCCACGGCACGGACAGGTCGAGTGTCGCGGGGTCGTTCCACTGCCGAGGCACGACGAGGTGCCCGACCGATGCCGATCGGGTGAATCTGGTCGCCCCTGACACGAACACAATCAACGCTGGGCCTCAGTGTTGCGCGTCCACGCCCGGCCGCAACGTGTCACCCGCCACGATCGGCGGCCGGCCCCGTCGACGCGGCGCCGCCGGCGGCTCGGGCGGTGTCTCCGCGGGCGCGGCGGCCGGCTCGAGCGCGAGCGCCCGTTGTTGCGGGTTGAACGTCACGAACCGCTGCTGCGTGTGCCAGTCACACACATACTCGAGCTCGCGCGCACTCGGCGGGCCATAGCTGACGTAGAAGACCAGGCCGAACCCGTCGACGCCTTTCTCGGTCCGGACGCGGACGCGGGAGATGTCGCAATCGCACAGCACGATCTGCTCGGCCATCTCAGGCAGCAGCCCGATATGGAGCTGCTGGCGCGGCACCGTGAGGGCGAAGTGGACCGCGGCCAGTTTCGGTTTCGGCGTCGCGTCGCCGAGCGAGAACAGGAGCGCCCGCACATCGGGATCGAGCGCCACGGCGAGCCCCGGTGTGAACGGTTGCACGCGCAGGGTCAGGTCGATCATCTTGACCTCGTCGCCGTTCTTCTGTTTGACGAGGCGATGGCGGATCGCGTCGAGATAGCAGCCGACTTTGTCGTCGTCAAACAGTCGCATCGTGCCCTTCCTTTGCGCGTCCGGTGTGACGTTCTGCGTGTGAGGCGCTGCGCGTTCCCGGCGCTCGAGCGCGCGGCGTTCCTTCGGTGTGTAGCCGTCGACGTCGTAGGTGCCGTTGAGCACGAGCGGATCGTCGGCGGCGAAAATGATCATGTCAGAGGCTCGCGGTATCCAGCCACCACGCAATGAAGAACGTGACGCGCCGGCCGTTCCCCCGTGGATCGAGCAGTTGCCCGACGACCAGCGGATCGCGGCCGACCTGATTCGTCACCGTCCCGACCTGATCGAAAATCCGCAACGCCATCGCGCGCTGGGTCGCCGCCAAGACCGCGGGTTTCACGAGGGTCACCGGAAAGTCGACCGCGTCGTAGTCGTCGGTGACGTAGCGCTGCACCAGCTTCTCTTTGCCGTCGACGACCGCGGTGTGCGTCTCATCGCGATACCGCACGCGGTCATCGACGTAGCGGCCCTCGCCGGCCGCCAACAGTTGCGGAGTCGCGGCAAACCCGCCCCACCTGGAGTCGCGCACCTTCTCAGGTTGGCGCTCGCGATCGACGCGCACCGCGATCACGTCGATCGGGAAATTCGGCACGACGAGATAGCCGGCCTCGACCGCGGCTTTGAGCTTGTCGTAATACAGCACGCGTTTCGCCGTGCGGTTCAGGGTCGCCTGAACACTCGCATGCTTCCAGCCGTGCGCGGTCGCGAGCTCGAGATTGGCCTCGAGGTCTGATCGTTCCGTCTCGAGCGCGGCGATTTTGCGGTCGCACCAGGCGACGAGCTCGGCCTGCACCCCTGGCAGTTCCGACGGCGTCAGCGCAACGAGCGTGCAATCATCGACGTCCATGTGTGGTGTCCCTTCGGTCATCGGCGCCGGTCAGCGTGCCTCCGCGAACAGCGGCAGCGGCGCCGCCGGCACCACGGCCGGCTGCAGCCCCGCCGTCCGCGCGACCTGAATCTCGACCCGCGGTGTCTCGCCGACGTCCGCATAGAACTTGCCGAGGACCGCCTCGACGACCTGGCGATCGTCCTGATAGACGACCTGGCTGAGCGCATCGGACACGCCGCGCGCGAGCTTGTCGAGGTCGGGCGCCGTGAGATGCGCGACCGCCACGCCCCGCCGGCAAAACTTCTTCGGCCGCGGCAGGTAGAACGCCATCGACAGCCGCACCGGGCCGATCAGCAGGCCGCGCTCGTCAGCCGGTAACGCGCCGAGCGCGCGACTCGCCCCCTCGGCGACGAGTTGCGACCACGACTTCACCGATCGATTGCTATCGGTCACGATCGGAAACTTCATGCCCGGCATGTGGATCGCGCGCATGTTGCCTTTCGGTTGCGCCACGCCGTAGACCGTAAACGCGAGCGTCATCGTCATGTCAGTTCTGAAACCCCGGCATCATCGCGCGCTCGACGTTCACGAGGTGCGTCTCGTAGCCAGCCGCCAAGCCTTCGCCGAGCCCGCGGCGCATCTCGTCGCTGGACAGCCCGATCAGGAAGCTGCCGATCGCGACCCGCACCGCCATGCACTCAGCAAAGGTCAACGCGCGCCCGTTCACCGTGATGTCGGGCTCGACCCAGCCCGTCTTAGCGTCCCTCGGCATGCAGCCCTCCATGGCCGGCTCGCGCCTGCGGTCCATCGATGAGCACGAGCGCGATGGTGACCTCGTTCGGCTGCTGCTCCAGTTCGATGTCGGCGAGCTTCCGCAACACGTTCGAGAGAAACTGATCGCTGATAAACAGCACCAGCGGCGCCGTGCTCGGACGCGCGATGGTGACTCGCCACTTCGGCACGACCTGCATCATGGCGCCACCGGCCAGGAGTCACGGTCCACATAGCGGCCCTGCACGGCGAGTTGCAACGCGCGCCCGCCGTAGTCGTCCGCGAACCGATTCGGACGCCCTTCGACGGTGACCCGATGCCCGCGGCGGCCGGCGAGGTCGGGCGGATCGGGTTGCGCGAGCAGAGCGATGAACCAGCCCCACCGGGCGCGTTGATCGTCAGTCACCGTCATCAGCCTTCCTCGCCCGGCTCGCGCTCACGCCCCATCGGCTGCGTGCGGCGCGACCAGTCCAGCGGCAACAGCCCGAGCCGCGCCACGTCAATCGGCGGCGCCGGCGCTTGGACGATCGACGCCGGCAGGTCCGGCGGCACCGGCCCGCCCGCACACACCCCGCACCGCACTTTCGTGAGGTGCCCGATCGTCAACACCGCCATCGGCGCGCCGATCGCGATGAGCTCGCGACACACGCCGCAGACGCGCGGGCGGCTCGATCGTGCCCACGTCATGCCGGCACTTTCTCGCGGGCCGCGCGCTCGAGCAACTCGGTGTAGAGCGCGGCGGCCTCGGCCCGTCCAATCGGGGACGAAGCACCGGCGTGGTGCGGCGTTTCGCGACCGGTAACGCGGCGGCAACATTCCCTAACTGCCACGAGCGATCGACCCGTGACGTGCTCGACATGCGCGATAGCCGCGCCGACAGCGGCACAGTCGTAGGGGAGACGCAGGCGAGCGGCGTGGGTCTTCAGGTCTTCGGCGAGGTCGGCGTAACAGGCCCAGGACGCGGTCTTCGCGAGCTCGTGCAGGAGGGCCGCGAGGACGGGCGATTTGACCTGGGTTTTAGGGGGCATGGGCACCACGGTTTCGGGGTCTGGTTTCGAGGGGGGAATCGGGCCGCGGTTTTGTCGCGGCCCTGCACTAATTGTTAATAAAACCCCTAGCTTCCCGACCGATCCCGGATCTAGTTAATTACGTACGTCCTTGCTTGTACCAAGTACCAAGTACGCACCCTCCGTTACCGCGCCCGTGACCGGCGCTGTGACGGTGCGCGTGGCCCCGCGCGTGACGGTGCGCGTGACCGTGCGTGAGACGCCGAAGTTACCCCCGGCTGTTACCGCCCGGGTTGCCGTTCGCAAGCCGGCCACGATACGCTCGCTGCTTCGTCGCTCGGCGAGCCGCCGCGTGGAGCACTTGATCGAGTGTCTGATTCCGCCAGCCCTCAGCAGTCAGGACGAAGCGCCGAAGCACGACCGCGCGCAGTTTGGGCCACTTCACCGGATCACCACTCGCACGTCCCAAGAGGTGTTCGTCGTTGGGAATGCAGCCGCCGCGCACGCGCGCCTCGTCGAGCAGGTTGCGATAGGCGCCTTGCTGCTCGAGCGTCATGTCCGTAAACGCCGTACTGGCCCGCCACCGATCGACCCACCACATGTAGCCGAACTGCCGCGGGCGCTCAGTCATCGTCTGCCTTTCACTCACGCCGCCACGCTCCGCCAGGTCGGGTCCGGATCGGGAATGTGCAGCCGGTAGGCCGAGCGCGCCAGCTCGCGGCACTGCGTGCAGTAGTCCCAGAGCGCATCAGCCTCGAGGTCGGCCGTGCTCGGCACGACCACGCCATCGAACTGCTCGCCGGTGACCTCCGAGACGAACGACACGGGCTGTCCCAGGAACTTCGCCGCCAGGACGGCATGCACGACCTCGGGCGGTTGATGCGTCGCGACGGCAAGCGCCCGCAGGACGACACCGCGGTAATACCGTTGCAGCTTCGCGCTGCGGAGGCCGCGCGCCGTGCTCGGCACGACCGTGAGGACGATCCCCCCGTTGGGGATCGTCTTCAGGTCGTCAGCCGCGGCGGCTTTGTCGTCCAGCCGAAGCACGCCGTCGGTGATCGTGCCGGTGGCGACCGCCGCGGCTTTCATGCCGCCGTCCCTTCTTCCGCCTTCACGATGACGGCGCGCACCTGCTTTGCTAGGGGGCTGTTGTAGTCGAACGAGTAGCGTTTGCCTCGCGCATCGATTTGGTCGAACGCCACGATCGCCTTCAGCACCTGGAGCAGCTCCGGCGCCGCGACGATGAGCGGGCGATTACACGGCGCCACCGACTCGGCGATGAGATTCCCCCCGTAGTGCTCAAAGGCGTCGCTGCCGAGCGGCCCACCATCGACGGACACGTCGGCAACGACCGCATCGCCGACCTTGCCAGCTCGCCACGGGCCTGGCGTGTGTACGCGGGCAAGGCTCATACGAGCGCCTCGTCTTCAGCCCACCGCGCCGCGTCTTCCCGGGCCCACTGTGCCGGCTCCTGCGCCTGCCAGTCGAGATACGCCTGCGCGAGCCCGCCCTCCGTCAAGCCACGCGGATCGCGCGGGCCCGTGCCGAACGGCTCCTGCTCGTAGGTCCGCCACGTCTCCGTCGTGGCGAGCCACCGCACGAATGCCTCGGCGCGCTCGTCGGCATCGTGATCGTCGCGGTCGGTGAAGACGGGGCCAAAGGCCCAGTCACTCGTCGAGCAGTACAGCACCGCCGCGTCGCGGCGGGCGTCGTGCAAAATGTGGCATCCCATTTAGGCCGCCGTCCCTTCCGCGATCGCCATCAGGCGTCGCACGTCCTCGAGCTCGCGCTCAACTTCGGTGAGAAATAGCCGGAGCGTCAGCTCGTAGGCTTTGCGCTCGGTGTCGGTCATGGTGATCCGCGTCACCTTGAGTTGCAGCGCCGGCGGGAAGCGCGGATCGTAGGAGACGAAATCGCACCACTCGGCCTCGGCCATCCAGAGGTTGTGCTGACACTGCCGCAGGTAGTCGAGCGGGACATCCCCACGCAGGTAGTCGAGATGATTGGCCGAGCGCGGGCATTTGATCTCGACGATGCCGCGGCGGCCGACCAGGCCATCAAGCGAACAGCCGGCCAGCAACGTCGGATGCTGGAGAAAGCCGACGCGGCGCGCCACCTCGCCGGTTTCCGCTTCGTAGGCCGCGAGCGCCTCGGGCTCGAGCTCGATCCCGCGCGCCATGTCGCGGTTCTGATAGACGTCCTCTTGCGCCTGGCCGGTCAGCCGCTCGAGCACCAGCCGAACGCGGAGATTGCGGCGGCCGGCGGCTTCACCTTTCGACTTGGTGGCCGCGAGCATGTCCGGCGCGCACGATCCGGTCACGCGGCCGAGCCGGGCGGCGAACCACGCCGGCGACCGCTGCGCGTCCGCCAGAAACACCCCCTTCACGAGAGCACCTCGTCGGCCGGGACGATGGCGGCAGCCGCCTTCAGCGTGTCCCACGCTTCGGGCTCGCTCGCGAGCAGGTAGTGGCGCGCGAACGGCGTCGCATCCTTCCAGACCGCCGTCAGGGCGTCGTCGCCAGCTTTGGCGGCGTCGACCAGCCGCTGCAGCCACCCGTCGTAGCCCTCGGGCTTTTGCAGACTCGGCGCCGGCGACAGCATCTCGACCGGCGAGACGGTGATAGCACGCTGCCCGTCCATCTCCTCCTCGGTCGTCAGCCCGCCCACCTCGTCGGGGAACGCTTCACGCAGGCCGGCACCCTCGGTGCATTTCGTCAGCATCTGCACGGGCGCCTTCGACCAGCGCGCATTGGCCTTGCCGTCACGCTTTGTCGCGACAACCTCCGCGAACAGGACGCGCACGGGATACTCGGCGCGCTGCCCGAGCGCGGCGTTCCAGCGATACATCGTCATTTCGCACCACTCGGGCGCCGTGATGCCGGCCACGTCGACCAGCGGGCCGTACTCGGCTTTCGTGTGCCCGAGATAGAGCCCGGTGCGCTGCGCGGTCGTCCGCAGCTCGTAGATGCCGGGCATGACGACATCGCGCCACTCGTACTTGTCGCCGATCTTCACTTCCATCGGGACGATGTGACACGGCTTCTTGAGCGGATCGAGCCGGCGGGCCACGCAGTAGTCCCAGACCATCAGGACGGATTCGCCCCGCGCGCCGGGATAGAGGGAGTTCATCAGCGTGCGCCACTGCGCCTCGGTGATGCCGCGCCGGGCGACGGCATCGGGCAGGGTCGGGCCGTTGGTCGGCGCCACCGCAGGAACGGACGGGGGAGCGGGAACAGGATTCGGCACAGCAGTTGGGGCCATCGGTAATTGGTCTTCCATAAACGGGGCATCCTTGCCAGGTTGACGAGAGATCCTCCTTGAGCTCTCGGTTCGCATCGCGCGTTACGCCGCTCCGAAGACGTCGTCCGCCGTCAGGGTCATTTGCCGCTGGCACTCGGGGCACGTCGGCGCATCCGAGAGCTCGGCCGCCTCGACGACCTGCGAGCAGAGGGCGAGCGCACGCCGGCCGCGGCGCAGATCGGTGTAGCAGTCCACGACGTGGGTCACCGGGGCCGGGCGGGCGACACGGCGACGGGCCCGCGCATCGCGGCAGTCTTCGCAGCGCACCTCGGCCACGGCGCCGGCCGACTGGTGATAGCTCTCGCAAATGACGGCCGGCACGCCGTCGTAGTTGTCAGCCAGCGGCCCGTCACAGGGCACGGGCGCCTGACAGGTTGTGCAGGGGTGTGTGTGTGTGGTGTGCATAGGAACAGTATATCCAAAGACGGATAATCATGCAACCACAAATATCACCAACTGGATATTTTTTAACATGGCCGTGCTTAGCCGGCGCGCCGATGCGCGGTGAACGTGCGCGGTTGGCCCCAGAGGCCCGCCAGCCACTGATCGACCAGATCGGCCCGGTAGCGCGCCACCCGCCCCACGCGCGGCAGCAGCTCGCGCACGAACGGCAGCTTGCCCGTCCGTTTCAGTTCCTTGAACGTCGACGCGCTCATCTTCAGCCGCTGCTGAATCTCACGCGCGGTGTAACACGCGGCGCTCATACCGTCGGCGCTCCCTCGACGGCCGGCACCACCACGGGCTCAGCCTTCACGCGGCGCCGCTTCTTGACGCGCGGCGGTGGCCCGAATTGAATCGTGTTCGGATCGACCCCGAGCGCCTTCGCGAGCGCGACGACGGTGAGATGCGACGGGCGCGCCTGGCTGTTCCGCTCGAGGCGCGAGATCGAGTTTTGGGCAATCTTGCTTTTCTTTTGCAGGTCGTCCTGCGTCCAGCCGCGCCGTTTCCGCAGCGTCCGTAGATACATCCCCCATCCCTCCTCGGTCGAGCTGGCTCATTTATCCAGTTCGTGCTGCCAGATGTCAAACTTTACAGGATTCCCTAAGGATTTTCGTTGCATCGCAGACACTCGTACGGCATTATCCGAAATCGGCTATCCTTTCACCTATGAAATGGGCCGAAATTCGTGATCACTTCGTGCGGCTGCACGCCTTCGCCAAGGTGGCCGGCGTGACACAGCAGGCCGTCGCGAGCCGCGGCGGGATTGCGGGACAAAACAGCGTGTCACGGTTGATCAGAAACATGAAGCGGGGTCCGACCGTGGAGATTTTTGTAAGCGCCGTCGAGGGGCTTGGGCTGACGCTTGTGGAGTTTTTCGAGACGCTCGAGAGCAACAGCGTGCCCGTCTCATGGTTGGAGGAGCAGGGGAGCGCGGCGCAACTCAAGGCGTGGCGCAATGCCGCGATCCATCACCAGCCCGTCGATTCCCTGGTGTCGAGATCCGCCCCTGAAGATCGACATCCGCCGCCGCAGACAACGAAGCGTGGGAGGGCAAATGTCCGTCGTCCAATTCGCACGGCGCCTCTCGTCGATGAAAAACTCAAAGAAGAGCTCGACCAACTGTTCCGGACGATGTTCGCTGAACACTTTGAGTCGCTATTTCGCAGAATTTCGAAAAATGACCCGCGAGATGGAACGGCTGCTGCTCGACCATCCGCCGCACGGACATCAGGTCGTCGTCGCCACTCGTAACGCGATCAAGCTGGCGCGCGTCCACGTCGCCATGCTGAAAGCGGCGCCCCGCGTCGCCACCACTCGACCCCCCCGAACCCTCACCGCAGAACAGGAGAAACAACACGATGCCGAAAAAACTCAAAGGCGTCCGTCGTCAAGGCAGTAAGTGGCAGGTCTTTGTCAAGGTCAGCGGCCAGTTCCTCAGCACCACGTTTGAGGAGTACGACCCGGTAAAGATGCTGGCCTGGCAGGAGCAGGAGAAGTCCGCGAAGAAGCCGCAGTCCCTTGCGACGGGCTCGCTCGCGGAGAAAGCCGCCGAGTACTTCGCCAAGCCGGAGATTGCGGCCCAGCTATACATCGATCAGAAGAAGGCGCATCTCGAGCTCTGGCTCGAGGCGCTCGGCCCCGACACGCCGATCGCGGCGATCACCCGCGACCAGGTCGAGGCGATGGTGCAGACGTGGCTCAAGACGCTCGCGGAAGCAACGGTCTACCATCGCCGCGCCAGCCTGCTCGCCGTGTTCACGCACGTCTATGGCTCGCACGCAGAGAACGTCGTGCTCGACACGACGGTGCCGGCCGCCTGGACGCCGCGCGACCAGTCAGTCGACTACGCGACGCTGGCGAAAATCCTCGAGACGATGCCGACCGAGCGCCTCGTCAGCAAGGGGATTCGGCAACCCTCGGCGGCGCGCATCGTCTGCGAGCTCCTGATGCACACGGGCGTGCGCGGATGCGACCTCGTTCAAGTGCGTCGCTCACACCTCGATTGGTCGCGGGGCATCGTGCAGATGCCGCCCACGAAGAAAGGGCAGGGCGGGAAGTGGTGGCCGTGCGTCCTGACGCCAGACGGACTCGACGCGATGCGCGCGTTTGACGCCGCGAATCTCTACGGCGCGTTCTCGCCCGCCGCGGTCAGTCACAGTTGGAAGCGCGCATGTCGGCGTGTGCTCGGCCACGACACGCCGGTGCATCTCTACTCGCTGCGGCACAGCGTCGGCGCCGATACGCTGCGCGCGAGCGGCGACACGACCACGGTCGGGCGCGTGCTCGGGCATGCGCCGGGCTCGCGGATGTCGGAGCAGTACTCGAAGGGCGCGCACGCCGAGGTCGATCGGCGCGCAGTCGAGGCGATGGCCGCCGCACGCCAAGCGATGCTGGCGGGAAAAGTTGCGAAAGGAGTCCCGCCGGCGGCCGGTGGGCACCCGACAGCGGCACCACGGTTGCGAAAGAAGTTGCGAGACACTGGTAAGTCTAGGAACGTCAACACGTTACGTAGGGTAGTCTAAGGCTTCCCAAGCCTTGGACACGGGTCCGATTCCCGTAGCCCGCTCCACTCAGAAATCGTTAAAAGATTCAGTAAAACGCCCGGTTTCATTGACGAAACCGGGCGTTGTTGCGTACGGGTGATCGGGCCGGATCAGGGCGGTTGTAGCCGGGAGCGCGGGTCAAAAGTTGCGAGAAAGTTGCGAGAAAAGTTGCGAGCGCGTGAAGCCTTTGTACTGCCACCGGCACGGAGCGTCAGCGGCGCCGCTTGTGGCGCTCCGGCCCAGGCGTCGCGGGCGGGCTCGCGTAGCCGCGGCGACACGCGCGGATGATCGAGCGTCCGATCTCGAGCGCGAGCTGTCGGTCGGGATCATCGGGCGGCACGTTCGTGTGCCGGCCACGATCACGCCCGCTGATCGGCGCGGACGGTGCCCACGACGGCTCGACATCTGGTTGCGGGAACTGGTGCTCGATGCCGGCGAAGAACTCAGACGGCGCGACCCGTAGGCCGAGGAGCGCCCGAACGAACATTTCGACCGAGGGGCCGAGCTTATCGTTCTTGAGCAGGCGAGAGAGACTGTTCTGTCCGGCGCCTTCGGCAATCCCGCCAAGCCGCGCGACTTCCTGTTGCGTCGCGCCCTGTTGCTTCAACTCAGCGAACCGCCGCGCGTAATCGGCGCGGATCGCGTCCCAGACATCACCCATGCGCTAGGCGAGTATAGCTAGTGGCGGATACTCACTTTTTTAGTGGTTTGCGGATACTGAGGCATCGTTGTTTTGCCTGAATTTCTGCGCCTCATCCTTGGTAAAGTATTGCGATAGGGATGGGCGACGGAGGCGTCCCTGATGAAACCGATCTATCGCCTGGACCTGACCTCGCACCAGCGAGCGGCGCTGCTAACCGTGATCAGCGGCTACATCACCAGTCCGGACGCCGTTGAGGTGTCAATCGACGCCGCGACCGGCGAGGAGATCCAGATCGGCGATCTCCTCGCGCTCGTGCTGAACCTGAATCCGATCCGGGACCAAGCGAAGGACCGATGATCTTCCGCATCCGCTTCGAACAGAAGGGCGGGCATGTGCATTGCCGGCTCTTTCAGGCGACCGCGCCAGGGCGGACGTGGCAGAAAAACGGCGACATCACATTCGATGAGGCGGGGTGGATCGCGTTCGTCGAGCTGCTGCACGCCCGCGTCGAGTTCGTACCCGAAGACGTCGACCCATCGTCAGCGCCGTAGAGGATTTACACATGGCACGACACACCGACGACGATATCGGCTTCGACGAGGGCGGCCAGCCCGTCATGCGGGGTGAAGACGCGGGGGCGCGGCAGGCGGCGATTGTCGAGCACCCGGAGGCGACGCCGATCCTCGTCGTCGCGAAGCTGCATGGCGAGATTGGGGTGCGCTGCTACGGCCCGCCCAGTCTCGACACGGCAGACGTGCTTGATCACATCGCCGCCACGTATCGCAAGGCCGTCCTCGCGAGCCGGCCGAAGACGGTGTAGCAGTCCTGGCCCGTCGTGATGGATCCCGCCGGCCTACAACGCGGTCCCGTCCGGCCGCCGCGCGCCGTTCCCGAACCCGCGCGCAATGAGCAGGCCCGGCGCGTTGCCCGTCTCGTAGCCTTTCAGATTGCCCGTGTCTTCGTCGCTCACCCGCCCATCGCCATCGTGGGCATTGTTGAATTGCATCGTGGCAACCGTCTCCCAGACGACGTACCAGATCGGATGCCCGTACGGCGCGTCGGCGGTGATGCCCCGGCCGGAATAGCCCAGCCCCCACAACCCGTGAGGCGCGAGTCTGTCCAAACCGTCGGTCACTCTCGCCGCCATCATGCCGGCGGTCCAACTCGGGTCGCACTGGTAGCAGAGGCCATCGACCTTGCCGTAGTTCGCCTCCCAGAAGGAAGTCGGCGTTTCGTCGTTGGCTTGCCACGAAATGTAGTGCGGCAGGAAGTGCAGCATGATCACGCAGCGCGATCCGATCAGCGCGGCGTCATGATCGATGAACGCGCGGACCGTTTCGGGCGACCAACAATTGCATTCCCACGCCGGCGTCTCCACATCCATCACGCCCTCGCGCAGCAGCCGCTCGAGGAGCGCATCGGGCTCGCTCACATCCGGCATCGCCGGAAACACCTTCGGCGCCTCGCGCAGCCGCTCGAACAGGCGTCGGTTGCGCCGCGGATCGCGCCGCTGCGCCGACGTGATGTTGACGTCGGTGTAGTACTTGCTCCGCATCAAATGATGCACAAAGAGGCCCGCGCGCTTGCACCGGGCCGCCATCGCCACGTAGTCGTCCTCCGTCATCCCGTCGGCGAACGAGTCTTGCGGCGAGAGGCTGATATGCGTGTAGCCGTTCGCCCGATGCTGATCGAGGATCTGCTGCTCCCAGGTCGTGCCCCCGCCGGCCGCGCGATCGTAGCGGTCGAGAAAATACGTGAGCACGCGCGAGCGCGCCCCGCCGCTCGTCGCGCCCCCCGGCACGATTGGCAGGTCCGGAATCGTCACGCCCCACGCATCGCCGCGCCACCACGACACATCCGCGTGCGCCGGCGGCGCCTCGCGGAGCGCGGTGTAGACCGGCAGCGGCGCGCCGGTGTCCGGATCGGTCGTGTCGACATCGAAGGGCGGCAGCGGCTCGCGCGGCACGAGCACGACCGGCGGCGGCCCCGGGGCTGGCGGCTGGCGCGTCAGCAGCAGCAGCGCGTCGTCGATCATCGCTCACGCACCGGGATCGCATACGTGACGTGCTGCGGTGTGACCCGCACGACGTTCACCGTCGGATCCAAGTCGAACCATTCATACGGCCCATCGGGCGACGGGCGCTCTTCGTACGTGCCGTTCGGCTGCACCGATCGCCACGCGCCGTTGTCGAGGCGAATCCCGTGATGGCCCTCGCGCACACCCTCATCGGTGTAGATACCGTGGGTCCAGCGCAGCGGACCCGTCGTCGTGAGCCAGGTCGGGCGGTCGGCCACATCGAGATCAAGCGTCATGCAGGACTCCTAGTCAGTGAAAGGATCGAGGCACACACCCATGAGCGATCGGAACGAATCGACCTTTGACCGCGCGCACCGGCTCGAGCACGAGCGCGCCGAGGCGGTGAAGCAACCGCCGGCCGCCGGCCCCGCCGACGACGTCACGCACCGCCTCGCCCGCATCGAAACCCTGCTCGGGACGGTGCTCGAGGAACTGCGGACGCTCACGGGGCGGTCGTCTGATACGTGACGCTGAAGGTCAGCGCCGTGCCGTTCGCGAACAGGCCAATGAACGAGGAACTGGCCGACGCCGCCGTGTTCCCGACGAGGACGATCTGCGTCCCCCCGGCAAGATAGCCCCCAATCCAGACCACCGTGGAGGCCAAAGAGCCGAAGTTGCCGATCTGCACCGGCGTCAAGCCGATCGACGGAAACGGCAACCCGTCGATCGAGTTGATCGCCCCGGTCCCCAAGACGTTGAGCGTGAAGCTCCCACGGGCGAACACGAGCGCCCCCACGCGGACATACGTGCCCTCACGGGCCGTATAGGTGGCGGTGCCCCCGACACTCGGGATCCACGTCCCGGTCGTCACGACCGACGCCGACGGCGTGCCCGCCACGTTGTCGGCCGTGCGGAGCACGACGCCGTGGCCCGGCGGCGTGCAGGGCAGCTCGTACACGAACTTGTAGCCGGTGCCGGGCACCAGATACGCCGTGAAGCGGCCGGCGCTATCCGTCCGGATCGGGTTCGTGTTCGCGGTGCCGCTCGCGTCGCTGTAGGTGGCGATCGGGGTCGTCGTGCCCGCCGCATACGTCCAGACGCAGGCGTTGCTGACCTTGTCGCCGCTGTTGTTCAGGACGGTCTGATAGGGCGGCGGCGCCAGGGAGTAGGTTTGCGCGGCGGCCGAGGAGACACAGCACCCCGCCAGCAGCAGCCCGCGCAAGAACTGGTACACTAGAGAGGCCATGTCCGCACGGCTCGAAAATCGACTCACCATCGCGTACCTCGTCGTGATCGTCGGCCTCATCGTCCAAGGCGCGTATCTGATTGATCTGGCTGATCGGCCTGCGCCGCGCGCGGGAACTGCAGCGGCACCTTTACGCCGGCCTGCTGCGCCGCGATGGAGAGACGCGCCCACGCCGCCTCTCGCGCCGCCCCGCTTACCGTCCGACTACTCACCGCCGGGTCGAGCTTGAGCAGCCCCGTCAAGGCGTTGACGCCCCCCTCGGTATAGAGCAGCTTCGCGAGCGGGAACGTCGCAACCTGCGAGACGACGTTGAAGACCGAATTGACGTGCGCCGTGCCGGACGGATTCGGGTTCTCTTTGATCCGCTTCGCCAACAGAAAGAACTCATCGAGCGCCTGCACCCGCGCCGGCGTGCCGAAGAGCAACCGCTTCGTTTCATCGCCCATCTTCTGCCACTCGGCATAGAGCCGATCGGCGTGATCGAACTTCCCGCGCTCCGTCGCGACATCCAGCCACTGGTCGAGCTTCGCGCGCCCGAGTTGCGGCAGCACGTCCGGCGCCTGCTGGCGTACCGCGCGCAGGAGCTCGATCTCCTGATCGCGGGGCGCCGTCAGGCGATCGAAGGTCTGCACGGGTTTGTCAGCGAGCTGATCCAGCACCTTCGCTGCCGTGTACTTCTCGACCGTCGCCGTCCGCCCCTCGCGTAGCCGCTCGGTCGCGGTCGGCACTTGCGACACCATCTCGTCGATCTGATCGGAGAGGGTCTTGACCGCTTTGGCGGCGAGCGCCTGCCCCTCGGTCCGCAGCGCCGGCACATCCGCCCGCGACACGCCTTTGAGCTCGCCCAGCACGGCATCCGCCACCGACACCGGCACGTACTCGGGCGACGTCATAACCCGCGCGAGAATGCGCGCCGCGTCGGCTTTGCTGCCCATCAGCGGCGCGACCTGCGCCTCGGCCATCAGCCGCTCGTAGGCGGGGCGCATCGCGTCCTGTAGGGGCTTGAGCGCCACCGGCATCCCCATCAGGACCGGCGGCGCCTCGGGCACCTCGCCGGCGCTCGGCGGCAGGAACGGGCGACTGACGCCGGGATCGTTCGCGAGGCGCCGCTGCGCCACGTCGAACGCCGCCTTGCTGACTTCGGTAAAGCGCCCCGTCTCAAGCGCATCCTCGATCAGCCGCTGGACGTGCGCCCGCGTCGGGACGTAGTCGCTGCTCCGGAGCGATTTGAGGATGTCGTCGTAGACCGGCGCGCCGGCGGCCCCGGCCACGATCTCCGCATCGCCGCCGGCGGCGTTGCCCTGTTTGCCCGGCAGATCGGACAGGTCGTTCCACGTTCGCTTCGTGAAGCGCCAATTGTCCATCTCGGCGGCCATCCGGCGCAGCTCGGCGAGCTCGCCCGGCTTCGGCGCATACCCGATCGAGGCCCGCATCCGGTCCGCGAGCGCCTGCGCCGCTTGCTGGGTCGGCTTCGGCGCCGGCACCTCCGCCGCATGCAGCGGATCGGCCTCGAGCGCCGCGAGCGCGCCGTAGGCTTCGCCGGCCGTCTTGTTCCGCGCCTCGATCATCTTGAGCAGTGATTCTCCCGGCGCCCGCCCGGCCTGCTCAGGCGAGACGGACGGCCCCGGCTGCCCAGCGAGGGCCGGATTGACCTCGCCCGCGATCCGCCGGCCCGCCGCCGCCAGCGCGGCCTGTTGCCGCGCGATCAGCTCCGACGCGGTATTCTCGCCGCCCATCGAGTTCGCAATGCGCTTCTCCGCCGCCAGCAGATACCGCGAGCCCGTGGCGGTCGCCGCGTCGAGCGGGACACCTTCGGCCGCGGCGAAGGCGTTCGAGGCTTGTTCCTGCGGGGTCAGCCGCGGGCGCGGCACGGACGCCGCCGCCGGCGTCGGCCGCAGAGCCGATACCGCGCCGGCCGTGCCCGCCGCCATCTGCGTCAGCCCCCGACCCACGTCCCCAAGGTTCTGCGCCTCGAGGGCCGTCTTGGCGCCTTGCCCGGTGAACGCGACGCCGGCCGCGCCCTGGACCGCGCGCTGGATGGCGCGCACCGGCGCCGTCTTCAGATACGGCTTGAGCGCGGGCACCAGCTTGAGCGCGGCCGACTCTTCACCCAGCCCCGAGAGAAAGAGCGCCGCCCCGACCAGTGAGGTCATGGAGGATGCCAGGTCGCCGCTGCCTTGCAGCATGCCCGCGCCAAACCCGCGGATCTGCGCCGAGAGCGTGCCCATGCCCGGCAGCCGATCGTTGAGCGCCTGGTCGCCACTCATCGGGCGGTCGACGATATCGGCGAGCGCATGCGCCGCGGTGGCAATCTGTGGCACCCACTCGCGATTGCCGAGCGCCCACGCCGACTGCAGACGCCCCCAGAGGCCGGGATCGTCCCGCGCGATGGCGTGCCCCTCCGCATCGACGTCACTCGTCGTACGGAACGTCGGGGTGCCCCACTGCGGATCGGTGTAATCCGGCGCCGCGGCCGGCGCAGCAGGGGCCACCGGCGCGGCCGGGACCGGCCGTCCCCAGTTCGGATCGGTGTATTGATCCTGTGGCGCCATCTACTTCACCGGCTGCCAGCGTTGGCCGTCCCAGACCCGCGTCTCCCCATTCGCCGTGCGCGTCTCGCCGATGCTCGGCGCGCTCGAGGCCGGCGGCGGCGCCGCGGCCCGCGACGGACCCGCCGCCGTGCCTTCCAGATAGGTGCCCCGCGTCAGGGCCAGCCGGCGGAACCCCACCAGGGCGGTGATCTCCTGCAGCGCCGCCGCCAGCACTGGCACACTCGCGGCGGTGTTGATCAATTCCATCCCTTGTTTCATCTTGGCGTCGCTCGTGGCACTCCCCGAGCCGCCACCCGCGAGCAGTTTCGCCACTTCGTCGCCGACGAGCACCGCATCGGTCTTGAGCCGCGCCAGGTCGGTGCTGTTGAACTCGCTGGCCGCCATGTTCGCGAGCTGGTTCAGACTCGTAATCGGTCCGCGGCCGAGCGCGCTCGCGTTTTTCAGGAGCCGCGGGATCGACTCCGTCACGCTGTCCATGTAGCGCACGGTGTTCTGGAAGGCGGGCGACTTGACGAGCTGATAGTTCGACTCCGCTTCCTCGACGTTGAAGGTCGGGTCGTACTTCTTCGCCGCGGCGATCACACCGAGCCGCGCCGTCATCCCTTCCTGCCCGCGCGAGCTCAGCATCGAGAACACTTGCGACGGCGAGATGCGATGGCTCGCCAGATCCTCGGCCGTCGACTGGATCATCTCCGGCGTCAGACGCTGGTCGTATTTCATCTGCGCGACGAGCGTCGCCAGGTTTTTGTTGGCGAGCGCCGCCTCGCGCGCCTCGGGATCCTGGTTGGTGACCTTGAACGCCTGCAGCGCCCGCGCATCGACGGCGCGTAGTTGCTCATCGGTGAGCGGCACGCCGCCGTTCTGGGCGACGGCCAGGCGCCGATCGCGCGCCACCCAATCCTCGACCGTGCCCGGCTTGTTGCTGTCCTTCGGCGGCGCCGTGTAGTAGACCGTGGGCGGGGCATCCGGCGCGGCCGGATCCGGGGGACTCACCAGCGTGTCGCCGGCGTTGACGGCGATCGGTTTGCGGGCCGTGGCCCGCGACGCCGCCGTTTCCGCCTGCTCCTTGTCGACCTTCGCCTTGAGCTCCGGATCGGCAAACTGCAAGAGCGTCGCGCGGAGCTGATCGGGGCCGGCCGTGGCCGTCTGCAGCAGAAACCGGCGCCCGGCGGCGGGATCGACGGCCTGGCTGGCAATCGCATCGGCCACCCAGGCATTCGCCGTATCCCGCACATGCAGCGGATCGCCGGGATTGGCGTCGAGCGCCGTCAGGCCCGCCAGGGCGGACTTGCTCAGATACGTCTGCTGCGCGTCCTGCCGCTTTTGCTGCTTCTCGCCGACGTCCGAGATGTTTTTCTCGATCTCCGATCGCGTCTTCAGCAGCGCGAGCCGCGCCTCCGCGTTCTTCGACGTGATGGTGGCGTACTGCTGCCACGCCCCCACGTCCTGCATTTGCAGCGCCTTGGTGATCCGCTCATCGTTGGGCGAGCCGTCGTCGTTGTAGTTCGCCGGGTTGCGGAGCTCGGCTTCGAACACGTTGCGCGTCCGCTGCTCGCGCTTCAGCGCGTCGAGTTGCATCTGCTGCACTTGCTCACGCCGGGCCGCCTCCCGCGCCATGAGCTGATGCTGCGGAATCGCCGCCGCGGTTTGGCCGACGGTGTCGAGGACGCCGCCCCACAGCGCGCCGCGGTCACGCGCCGCCTGCGCCTCGAGCGCCCCCTGCTGCAGCGCGAGCGTCGCCTGCGTGTCCCCTTGGCGGCCGAGCACGTCAGCGATCGACGGGCCGTAGGGGTTGCGATAGTCCTCGTAGCGATAGACCGGCATCGGCTCAGCTCCCGAGCGCGAAGTTCACCGCCGCGTTCCGCCGCGCTTCGTAATCCTGCCAGCCGAGCAGGTAGTCGTTATAGGCGTTGGTGTTCGCGAGGTCGTTCAAGTGCTGCTGGTTTTGCGCCTGCGTCTGCCAGTTGAGGAGCGCCGGCGCGTAGGCGTCCTGCGCGGCCTGGTAGCTGTTGCGGTACGGGTCGACGTACTGCGTCTGATAGTTGGTCTGGTACTGGCCCAGCGCGTTCTCGCGCTCCGTCGTCCACTGATCCTTCGCGATGTTGTAGGGATCCTGATATTGCGTCTGGTAGTTCGTCTGGTAGTTCGCCAGCGCGTTGCCGCGGTTCTGCGTGTACTGGTCGAGCGCCGCCTGATAGTTGTTTTTGTAGGGATCGACGTACTGCGTCTGATAGTTGGTCTGGTAGATGTTCGCCGCGTTCGCGCGGTTGGCGTTGTACTGATCGACGGCGTTCGCGCGGTTGGTGTTGTAGGCGTTGTAATCGCGGTTCCAGACGTTGGCGTACTCCTGGCTCGCCGCGTCCTGCCCGTAATCGAGGAGCGCCTTGAGCGTGCCGGAATCGTTCAGCGTCCCGCGCGCCGACGCCGCGTTCTGCAGCCGGTCGGTGCCTTGCTGGAGCCGGAACTGATAGCCCGGGGAGTTTTGCGCCTCCGCGAACGACGGTCCCTGAAAGGCATCGTAGCTGAAGTCGCCGTAGTTGAACGCCGGCGGCGGCGTGAATTGCGGCGCCTGAAAATCGCCGTACTCGAACGCCGGCGGCGGCGTGTAGACCGGCAGCGGCGTATCCCAGGTGAACGCGGGCGGCGGCGTGTAGCTCGGTGGGTTGAACGCCGGCGCCTCCGGCAGCGGCTGGGCCGAGGGCGGCGTAAACGTGCCGCTCCACGGGGCGAACGGGTTATCGGCGCCGGGCGTCGTGTAGGGGTTCGCGGGCGGGCCGGACGCGGCCGGCGGGCCACCACCCGCGGGCGGCGTGGTCGTGGCCGGCGGCGGCGTGCTCGCGATCGGGGGGAGGTTCGGCTCGGTGATCGGCAGGTCGCTCGCGCCCGGGTTCGTCCCGCTCGGATCCTCCGGCCCCATCTGGGTCGGTTCCTCGGGCGTGCCGCCGGTCGTCAGATAGGTTTGGATCTGCGCGTCCGTCCACCCGCGCGCCTTCAACTCCGCGATGATCTGGTCTTGCGACGTCGACGGCGCCGGGTCGTTGCTGTCGGCCGTTTCATCGAAGATGGATCCGAGCGCCATAACACGTCTCCTGCTAGAGATACGATCCGACCGGGCTCCCGTAGAGGGATCGCCGGGTCGGCGGCGGCAGCGTCCCGCTCGCGGCCGCGGGATCCATGAGATAGCCGGCAATCGAGCCGAGCGGATCGTTGGTCAGCGGCTGAAAGCGCGGCCGCGCCGCTGCCGTCGCCGGCGCGGGCACGCCCCCCCCGCCGCCGAACTCGTCCGCTTGCGCCAGCCGGCGGTTGAAATACTCCGGATCCCGCGCGCCGAACTCGTTCCACTTCGACACCCAATAGTCGACGCTGGTCGGGAGCGGCGTCTTGCCCTGGCTCTGGTAGTAACTCGCGACTTGCGTGCCGATGTCGCCCTTCGCCGCACTGACGCCCGGCCCGACGGCGCTCGCGGGCGGCGGCGCCGTCGCCCCGCCCGGCACCCCGGTGCCCGTCGGCGGCGGCATGGGCGTCCCGACGCCGTAGCTGTTGGGCGGCAGCGGCACGTAGGCGGGAATGCGCCGCGCCGGGAGCCCGAGCGCCTGCCCGACCGGGCCGAGCATCTCTTGGCGCGCGGCCCACTGCTCGTAGTTGCCGTAGCGATTCGCTTCCGCGACGGTCGCATCGTAGGCGGCCTGCTGGCGCAGGAAGGCGAGTTGCTCCGCCTGCGATTTCGATTGCAGGTCGGCGGCGTACTTCGTCGAGGCGGTCTGCGCGGCGGTGGCGTCTTTGTTCGCGCCCGCCTGCTCGATCGAGCTCCAGATGCCGGTGCCACCGCGAATCAGATCGCCGACGGTCAGGCCGCCGCCGAGTAGTGATGCCACACCCCCTCCTAGGCCAGCACCGCCGGCAACTGGCGCCACTGGACCCGCGAGCGCGCCGCCAAACACCGCCGGGTTGAGCGCGGCGCCCCCCACGCCGGTCGCTCCCGCGCCACCGGCCCCTGCGCCCCCCGCGCCGCTGACCGCGCCCGCCACAAAGGGAGCGGCGATGCCCGCCCCGACACCCCCAGCAGCCACGGTCCCGATGACATTGGCCCAGTTCGTCGGGTTCTCCCACTCGCCACTCGTCCAGTTGTACTTCTGCCCCTGCTTGAAGAACCCCTCACCGACACCTGTTTTAGCCTGCGCGGCGTCTGATCCTGTTCCTACAAACGTCCCACTCTCATCGAACCATTCCGGGGCGTAATACGTCTTCTGCCCGCGAATATTCCGCCAATAGCGCCCTTGGGCATCCTGATTAAAATCACTCGCACGGAGCGGATGTCCGAGCGTGGCGAGGTCTTCAGTCGTGAGCGGCGTATTGCCGTACGGTTCATTGGGTCGCACTGGGATCAGCCCTCCGTCGCCCGCGTCCACGCCCCCGTCGCCACGAACCCCGTCGCCGCCAGGAACGCCGTCGCCCGCGCGTCGTCGCCGGTCACGAGCAGCCGCGGCGCCTGCCGCATCACCGCCCACGCCTCGAACGCCTGCAGCAGCCGCGGCGCCACGCGCGCCCGCAGCGGCAGCGCCGACTCCATCCACCAGTAAAGGTCCGACGCCACGCGCACGCGCGTCGCCAGGTGCGTCCACGCCGCCACGCCCAGCACGCCCACGACCACGTCCTGCGCCGTCGCCACCAGCAGGCGGCTATCCGCGTTGGCCCCGCTCGCCTGCGCCCGCGCGAACGGCTCGAGCTCGAACGCGCTCTGACTCAGCGTCCCGCTGAACACACTCGCCACGTAGCGGCCCGCCTGCGCGACGACCGCCGGCACGTCGGCCGCCGTCGCAAAGCGCACGACGATCCCGCCGCTGTCGACGAGCACCTCGCCCGGCAAATCACCGTTCACGAGAGCAGCTCCACCTTGACCTCGAGGTCATAGCGCATCTGGCCCGGGGTCGTACTGCTGTAGGCGACGGCCACCGTGAGGTCCGTCGACCCCCGCGCGCGGACGAGCGTCGTGCCCGACTGCCACGCCGTCACGGCATCGACCGTCAGCGGCGCGCCGCTGAGCGTGAGGGGCAGCCCGTCGAGATCCTGAAAGCCGATCGTCACCGTCAGCGAGGAGGCGGCGCCGTCCGCGCGCGTCTTCCGCACGAACCACGTCAGGCGATACAGCCCCGGGCTCAGGGTCGTATACACCGCCGTCGTCGGCAGCGCCGCGGTCTGCCCCCCCACCGAGGACGAGAACGACGCCAGCGTCCCGCTCTGCTGCCAGCCATCGACGAGCTGCTGCCAGCGCAGGCGCATGAACGTCGTAATCGTGCCGTCCTTGGGGTCGGCGATCGGCGTGTTGACCGGAATGGGCGGCAGCGCCCGCGGCATCAGGCGGCCTCGATGTTGTTGACATACGCATCGACCACGCGAAACGGCACCGGATCCGAGAACGTGAACTCCGCCACGGCATGATTGAACAGCCCGAGCCGTGTCCAGTAGACGCGCGTCCGCCAGGCGCCCGCCGGCCCGGTCGAGGCGCGCAATTCGTTACTCCACGTCCGCCCGCCATCGTCCGAGACGCGCAACAGCACCACCGGCGCCGCGCCCGGGCCCGTCTGATCCGCCAGCCCGACATCCATCAGGAGCTCGAGCTGATCGATCGGCCCGCGACGCTTCTCGCGGATGAGGGCAGGCGGCCGGCGCAGGCGGCGAATGCCCGTGCCGTCGAGCTCCGTCGCGAACGACACGTCCATTTCCGCG